TAAAACCAGGAGATATGCTTATTTATTCTGGCTGTGAGTTAGAGCACTGGAGAGAGCCTTTTGAAGGCCAATTATGTGGTCAAGTATTCTTACATTATAATCATGCAGATGGACAGTTTGCAAAGAGCAATTTGTATGATAAAAGACCTATGCTAGGAATAGTCAAATAACGTTGAATATCAACGCAATCTAATATAATCTGGAGGTCTATGTTACAAAAGATAGGGTTTGCGCCTGGAATCAACAAACAAATTACTGCGACAGCCGCTGAAGGTCAGTGGATAGATTGTGATAATGTTCGTTTTAGATATGATACACCTGAAAAAATAGGTGGTTGGTCACAGCTTGGAGCAGATAACGTTACTGGAGCTGCAAGAGGTATGCACCAGTTTATTAATAGTCAAAGTATTAAATACTCTATTATTGGAACAAATAGAATTTTATACGCTTATTCAGGTGGCGTGTTCTATGATATACACCCAATCAAATCTACAAACACATTATCAAATGCATTTAGTACAACTAACGGATCAGCTTCTGTTACTATAAACTTTTCTGGTGATCACGGTATTCAAGCAGGAGATATAGTTTTATTAGATAACTTTTCAGCAATCACAAATTCAAACTTTAGTGCATCTGATTTTGATGACATAAGATTTATGGCAACCACTGTTCCCTCATCAAACACAATTACAATTACAATGCCCTCAGCAGAAACCGGATCTGGTGCAACACAATCTGGTGGTATTAGAGTTCAACATTACTATAGAGTAGGACCCGCTGTTCAAGCACAAGGACTGGGTTGGTCACTTGGAACTTGGGGTGGAGAAGCAGTAGGAGCATACACAACAGTTTTATCAGCGGACATATCTGCAGCTGCAACCAGCGTAACAGTAAACGACGCATCACAGTTACCAAGTTCTGGAACTAACTTTATAAAAATTGGAACGGAAGAAATATCTTACACAGGAATATCAACAAACACACTTACAGGCGTAACAAGAGGTGTGAGAAATACCACAGCCGCATCACACACTGCAGGTGATACAGTTACAAATACATCTGACTTCGTAGCTTGGGGTGAGGCAGCATCTGGTGACTTAGTATTGGAGCCTGGATCATGGTCCTTAGATAACTTTGGTGATAAGGCTATTTGTTTGATTGCCGATGGTGAAGTATTTGAATGGAACTCAGTAGCTACTAATGCTACATCTAATAGAGCAACTATTATTTCAGGTGCACCTACAGCATCAAGACACATGCTTGTATCTACACCGGACAGGCACTTAGTATTCTTTGGTACAGAAACAACGATTGGTGATAAGACAACACAAGACGATATGTTTGTTAGATTCTCGGACCAAGAAGACATTAATACTTATACACCTACAGCAACCAATACAGCTGGTACACAAAGACTGGCCGACGGATCACGGATCATGGGGGCTATTAGAGGTAGAGATGCAATCTATGTATACACAGACACAGCTTTGTTCTTACAAAGATTTGTAGGTCAACCATTTACATTTGCTTTCGTACAGGTTGGAACGAACTGCGGACTAGCAGGTAAGAATGCGGTGGTTGAGGTAGATGGTGCAGCATACTGGCTATCTGAAAATGGTTTCTTTAAATATGCTGGTGCACTCGAAACACTACCATGTTTAGTAGAGGATTTTGTTTATGATGATATTAATTTAGATTCTGGTAACCAAATGATTACAGCAGGTCTTAATAATTTGTTTGGTGAGATTATGTGGTTTTATCCATCTGCAACTTCAGGTGTGGTTAATAAAATGGTCTGTTATAATTATCAAGACTCATCACCACAAAGACCAATATGGACAATTGGAACATTAGCTAGAACTGTTTGGAAAGACTCTGCAATTTTTGGTAAACCTCATGCTTTAGAGTATGATGCAAATAGCACAGAGCCAGCTACATCAGCTACGTATGTGCAAGGAAACACAGACGGTATCTCAACATACTATCAACATGAGACAGGTACAGATCAAGTTAAGTCCGGTACAGTTACAGCGATTACAGCAAATATACTTTCAGGAGATTTTGATATTACACAACAACAACCAGGTGTTCCAAACTTAAGAGGTGACGGTGAGTTTATTATGAAAGTTAGAAGATTTATTCCTGACTTTATATCTCAAACAGGTAATACAAGAGTAACTTTAAATTTAAAAAACTATTCGAATGATACAGCATCTAGCTCATCACTTGGGCCTTTTGATATTAGTTCGTCTACAACAAAGGTAGATACACGTGCAAGAGCAAGAGCTATAGCTCTAAAAGTAGAAAACACAAGCACAGCTCAAGATTGGAAGCTCGGCACATTTAGATTAGATATACAACCGGACGGTAGAAGATAATGGCAAAGATAGTACAGATATTGACACGACCAAGTAATACATACAAACAAGAAGTAGCTGACGCACAGGTTAGAGATCTTGACGGTATTATACAAAAATTAAATACAACGTATCAGCAAGAATTAAAAGATGAGATGGAAGCAGAAAGCTTCTTTATAAATTAATGGCAAATAGTTTTATAAATAAAAAAGCAGATTTAACAACAACAAATCTCACGACACTATATACAGTGCCGTCATTTAAAACATCTGTAATTAAATCAATTTTAGTATCTGAAGATGCAGGATCGGGAGCTAATATAACAGTGACTTTAGTGGACGCATCGTCTAATATATTTAGCTTATTTAAGACAAAAGCTATATCTTCAAATGCTACGACAGAGCTATTAACACAACCTCTTGTTATGGAGGCTGGTGAAGCTTTGAAGGTCCAAGCCAGTGATGCAAACGAACTGCATGTCATAGCTTCTATACTAGAAATAGAACCAAGAGAGGTAACTACGTAATGCAAGCAATAAAGCCAGAAAAGATAATAACAACTATATCTAACTTGAAAACAGGTGAGAAATACAATACAGATGAGGAATGGAAAGCTAAGGGTGTACCCGAATCTGACATCAGAAGAGATGTCAAGGTAATCATGCCTGCGCTTGATTTGTTCCCTAAAACAAAGTAGTGTGGAAAAATGGCAATAACTAGATCACAAATAGCAAGACAACTACTAGCAGAAGGTGGAGTATCATTAGATGATGCCAAAGCAATGGCACCAGAAGGTGAGTTTCTTGCATACATAAATCCAAAAGAAGCAGAGATGTTAAAAGATGCTGGAGGCTCTGGTATCATGACACCTCTAGGTATTCCAAGTTTCGTTGACTTCGGAGCTGGCCCAGGATCTGTATCAGAAAGTTTAAGTGAAGCTGCAGGTTTGAGCGGACCATCCGGCGGCGGCGGAGGCGGAAATGGAGATGGCGGTGGAAATTTTTCTACTATAACTAAAGGACCAAAAGGGCCCCCAACTGTAGGCGATGGAGGATCTGGACAATACATTACAAAAAATCCATACGGTAAACCGGTAACTAATCTTGGAAGAAGAACAGCTTCATTTATAGCAGGACAGATTAATCCAGTTTTAGGATACACTGTAAATCAACAATTAAAAGAAGAACAACAAAAACAAAAAGATTTAATGAACGCTATTCAAGGTGGTCAACAATTTTTTGGTGCAACGCCTAGAAGTTTAACAACAGCGTACAAACAAACAACAGGTATGAAAACTGGGCCAAGTGGGCCTCCTGGTGGAGGTGGTGGCGATGGTCCAATCATTCCAAAATTACCGCAAGTTGCACAACTGCCCACGGACATTGAAACACCATCAAGTGATTTACAAAAATCATTTGATGTTAGATTCTTTTTAGATCCAAGATTTGAAGCAAAAGATGGTGGCGAAGTTTCTGTAGATGACGCAGAGAAGATGGCACCTCCAGGCGAATCATTGGCATATATTAATGATGATGAAGCAGCATTGTTAAAATCATTAGGAGGCGCTGGAAGACCTGTAAACCCAACGGGCATACCATCATTTTTTATTAAAAAAGTTTTTAGAGGAGCAAAAAAAGCTGTTAAGGGTGTAGCAAAAGCTGTTAAAAAAGTTGCTAAGAGTGATTTAGGTAAAGCTGCATTAGCCGGAGCTGCTTTATATTATGGTGGCGGTGGTAATTTATTTGGATTACAGAGAGCTGGTTTAGCTACAAAAGGTTTTTCTTTTGGTAATTTACCAGGAGCGGGAGCCATATCTAACTTTTTTTCAGGAGGCGGAGGTAAAGCTTCAACTTTATTTGGTAAAGCAAAAGATGCGTTAGGAGGAAACGTAGGATTAGGCATAGCTGCTGCGTCTTTAGCAGGAGGTTTAGCGACTCCAGAACAAGAAGAAGATGAGATTTCAACTAGAATATCTAAAGAAACAGGCTTACCTATTGCTCAGATTAGAAAAGAAGTTCAAGAAGCAACAGCAAAAGGTCAAGATGCATTAGATGAATTATCTGTAAAATACCCATTTTTAACAAGAGCTGACTCTGCTTTGAAAGATGGTGGAAGAATTAACAAAGCAAAGGGTGGTATAATGAATCTAGGTGGCATGGAAATGGACCTTAGAGGCGGTGGATTTGTGCCTTTAGGAGCCAAAGAGAAGGCAGATGACGTACCAGCTAGATTATCAAAAAATGAGTTTGTATTCACAGCTGATGCAGTTAGAGCAGCAGGTGGAGGAAGTGTTGATAAGGGAGCAGATCTAATGTATAAAACAATGAAACAACTAGAGGATAGAGTAGCATAATGCCATTACCATTTTTAGGAGCAGGAGCAGGAATAGCAATAAGAGGAGCAGGGAAAGCTCTTTTAAAAAATGCTGTAAAAAGAGCTAAAAAAACTCCTAACAAACAATTTAAACATGTTAATATAAAAACCAAAAAAGTAAAATCTGATAGAACAGGTAAAATGCAAACTATTCCAGATAAAACTCCAGTAAAAGGAAAGCAAGGTAAAAAAAATTATATTCAAAAAATGAAAGAATATGACAGAGCTCATGAAAAAATGCAGATAGGTAATTATGCAAAATTAAGAGGACTTAAAAAATAATGGCTGTACAAGAATCACGAGTATTACCACCAAAATTTATAGAAGATCTGGCAACCGATTACGGCACGCAGTTAACAGCGTTAACTTCGCAAGCCATAGATACGTCTAAATTTGCACCTACGGTTGCAGCGCAGGACCCATTACAAGCACAAGCTGCAACACTTGCATCTTCCGGTATTGGTTCGTTTCAACCTTTTGTAACTGCAGCACAACAACAAGCTACAGCTGCTGGAACACAATTAGGAACTGCAGCCACGGGTATAGCAGGAGCAGAGTCTTTGTTAGGAACAGGAGCTGGAACAGGAACAGGTTCTGTATCTTCATATATGTCTCCATACCAAACACAAGTTATTGATGCTACACTAGAAGAGTTTGATAGAAACAGAGCTATACAAGAACAAGCCATCAGAGATCAACAAGCACAATTAGGTGCCCTTGGTGCAGGTAGAGCAGGAGTTCAACTTGCAGAGTTTGGTACAGGCCAAGCTAGAGAAAGAGCATTATTACAAGCAGGATTATTACAACAAGGTTTTGGTCAAGCACAATCTGCAAGACAACAAGATTTAGCAAACAGACAAGCACTAGCAGGTCAAAGAGCAAGTTTAGCTGGACAACAATTAGGACAAGCACAATTTCAATCAGGATTAGCACAGCTAGTTCCTAGTCTACAAAGAGGCGATATTAGCACGTTAGGATCAGTGGGCGCTATCCAACAAGCACAATCACAAGCACAGTTAGATGCAACAAGAGAAGCAAATAGATTAGCTGCGTTTGAGCCTTACGAAAGACTTGGAACTTTTGGTTCTGGTGTTGCACAACTTATAAGTGGATACCCAGGACAAAAACAATTTACATCTGTGCCTAACCCAACACCTTTACAAACATCTCTTGGTATAGGTGCTACGTTGGCTGGAATATATGGGAGCTTAAGAAAATAATGAAAAACAGAATATTAAAAAGACCAATGTTCAGAATGGGCGGATCAACTGAAGGTATTTTATCAGGATTAGATACACCTAAATTAGAAGCTTCTCGAACTGGTTATCAAGAAGGAGACTTAGTATCAGATGTAAGAGAAATGTATCCAGAATTGCAAGAACTTAGACGAGAACTTATAGATAAAGAAAGAGGCAGAGGCGCGCCTGGATCTGTATCTAATTTTTTAACTGGATTTGGTTTAAATTTATTATCACAACCTGGTGGATCAAATATATTTCAAACAGCTGCAAAAGCGGCACAGACACCTTATCAACAATTTGTATCAGCTAGACAAAGAGAACAAGATCTTGATACAGCAAGAGATGAAGCACTATTTGGTGACACATTAGATGCAGCTAGAAGAATTAGAGAGGCAAAAATAGAAGGAGAAGGTGGAGGAGATAGATTGAATGTAGAAGTTGAACAAGAAATAGTTGGTAATTTACAAGAGAAACAAAAAGAATTACAAGATAAACTTAAAGAATTAGATAAACCTCAAACAGGTAGTGACATTGATATAGAAGAGAGACAACCAGGAATAGACGCAGCTAAAAAAGACATTCAAAGACAAATTGACAATAATAAAATAAAACAAGAATTAATAACAGGTGCTCAAAAAGATCCTGTTGCTTCTGCAATTTTAAAAGGAATTGCTAATGGAATATTTACGTTTGATCAATACGAAGAATACAAAAAAACGGGTAAAGTGCCAAGAGAAGGTAGTGCTGAAGGCGGAAGAATAGGCTATCAAGCAGGATCAATGGTAGAGGCCCCTACACGATCTGAAGTTGCAAACTTAGATTTTTCAACACTTAGATCAAGATTACCAAAAGAAATAGGAGACGACATTGTTAAACTTATAGCTGATAGCGGAGAAGCTCTTACAGATTTTGCTAACATAAGAACACAACAAGACGTTGACGATTTTAACCAAAGATACAAAGTAGATCTAGTATTACCAGCGGAGGTTTAAAATGCCTCTCTTTAAATCAAAACCACCCACTGAGTTTGATGAGTCAGATGAAATTCTAGAGGCTTTAAAAGCCCAAACAAATCGTAAAGAAAAAAAGAAAGTTAAATTTACTTGGAAGGGGTTTGCTAAATTTGCTAGAAATCTTAGCCCAGATCTTAATTATAAATATCAAAGAATTATAGAACTTTCTGAAAACAAAGCCAAGCCAGAGGAGAAAGACTATATCGATCTTTTTGAAGACATTGAAAAAGGCGCATACGGTATTAGTGAAAATTTAGCTTACTCAGTTGGTGATCTTGTAACAGCTGGTATCGACGCTGTTGCCAATACTGATCTTAATGAGAAGGTAGATAAACTTTTTGAAGAAAATAAATTAGAAAAGCCTGAAACTTTAATTGGAAAAGGCACTGAATTAATTGGAAGTTACACAATTGGTGGTGGTGTTGCTTTTAAACTTATAAATAGACTTCGAAAAGCTGCTGTTGTTAATAAAAGTAAAGCTGCTGTTGCAGCTGTCGCGGGTAAAACAGTATCTAACGTTGCAAGTAAAGCAGGTTATATGGCAAGCGCTGTTGGTGCAACAGAGTTTTTAGTTAACGAACCCGACAAAAAAACTTTTGCAATGAAGTTAGAAAAAACTGATGGTTTATCAGGACGAGAAAGAGCAGCTGCAAAATTTAGAAATAGAATAAGATTTGGTGCTGAAGGTGCTTTAATAGGTGCTGGCTTTTCATTAGCAGGTAAACCAGCTTCTCTTCTTTTTAAATACGGTCTTTACAAACCTACGACAACTGTCATGGGTATTGGATTAAAAACAGCAGATAAACTTGTTGTACAACCAGCTTCCTATCTTTTAGCAAAAGATAAGGTTGTTATACCAACGATATCAAAAAAACTTCAACAAGGATCTGCTTACACGCTTGAACAAGTTGTGTCTCCACTGTTAATTGGTAAACTACCCATTAAAACTAGACTGCCTAAATTTGAAAAATGGCGAATGTTTTCTGTAAACTCAAAAGATGAGGTACAAAGACGTGTTAAAAAATTAGACAACGTGCTAGCAAAATTTAGATCTACTGGAGAACAAACAGCTAGACAATACAGACTATCTACAGCTGCAAAACAAGAAATAAAAGCTGTGAATAGAACTATTGAAAAATATTTAGAAGATTTAGAAAAAAGAGCCTACAATTTAGCTGGTGGTTTTTTAAAACAATTTGACAAATCAAGTCCATCTCCAGCGTTAAGAGATAAATACTTAAATGACGTGTTAGCATATCTTAAAAAAGAAATGCCTCTTAATAGATTACCTGAAGAACTAAGACCTTCATCAAAAGCATTAAATGAAGAATTATTAAAAGCTAAAAAGAATTTTGCTGATCTATTACCAGAGGGTGAACTCAAAGACTTTATAACTAATAACGTGCAATCATATATGCGTAAATCTTTTGCAGTATTTACTAATCCTGAATACGCACCTAAAAAAGAAGTAGTTGATGATGCAGTGAAGTATTTTACCGGTGTTATAAAAAGCAATAGAGACATGAAAGAGGCAGCTAACGAATTTATTAAAAAGCCAACAGAATCTCAAAGAATAACAGAGTATGCAAAAACGCTTACGGCTAAATTATTACGAGATGGCAAAACAAATGATTTAGATCCTTTACAATTACTAAACAGAATAGGTAAAAAAGATTTAAGATCAGATAAACTAATTAAAACAGGTGAAGAATTACCAGACGCGATTAAAAGACTTTTAGGTGCAGAGGATGATTTGAAAGCGTCTGTTTTAACAACAGTCAATCATGCAATTGTAAATACAACAAATAAAAAATTAGCAGATAGAATAGCGACTCTGGGTCTTAAAGAAGGTTGGTTACATAAATCAAGATCAGCAGCTTTAGGAAAAGGAGTTTTAGATCCACATAAAGTGCAAGCACCACAAAGTTTAGGTTTATTAAATACAAGACTTAATAATTTATATTCTAGTGCACAGGTATCACAAGCTATTAGAGGTGTCCCCGGCACTTTAGATGGTTTAATACAAAACAAAGCATATAGAAGTTTATTACAATTTAAGGTGGCTACACAGTTTGGTAAAACCGTGCTATCTCCTGCTACACAAGTACGTAACGTAACTTCAGCTAGTTTGTTTCCATTAGCAAATGGACACATTGGTGGCCGTGCATCTGTCACGGACGCAGTAAAAATAGTTATGGATGATATTTTTGGTGCAGGTAAAGATGTAACTACACCACAACTTGTTAAAAGTATTGAAAATAAAATACGATTAGGTGTATTAGATGAAAACATCGTAGCGTCAGAGCTTGGCGCTGTATTAAAAGAAATTAAAAAAGGCTCGGTTAATAACCTAGATGCTTTATATAATAAATTAACAAACGGAAGATTCTTTAAAAGCGCAACAAGACTTTACGCCGGAGGTGACAACCTTTGGAAATGGTATGGTCATGAATATGTTAAGTCACAACTAAAGTCCACATATAAAAATGTAGGTGATATCGCTAAATGGACTAAAGAAATAACAGGAAAAGAATATGATAGATTCTTACCATTTACTCAAAAATTAAAAACATTTGATGATGCTTTGGATGAAGCTGCAGCTTGGTATATTAGAAATACTTACCCGACGTATAGTAAAGTTCCAGAAGCAATTAAAGCAATTAGAAAATTACCATTTGGTAACTTCGTATCATTCCCCGCAGAAATGATACGTACAACGTTTAACATCATGAACATTGGCGCAAAAGAGATGGCGTCTAGTAATGAAGCCTTACGACAAATAGGTTACCGAAGAATGATTGGTGCTAGTTTTACACTAGGTGGAGCTGGAACTTCAGCGCTAAACTTAGCTTCTGCTTTAACAGGCACAACACTAGAAGAGTTGGACGCATACAAAAGATCTTTTGCAGCGTCGTGGAATAAAGATTCTATTTTATTACCCATGACAAAATGGAAAGAAGGTAAAGGTAAAGCAATAAACTTTTCATATTTTAGTCCCTATGAAGTTGTGCAAAAACCTTTTTCATCTTTATTTACAGAAATAGAACAAGGTAAACTGTTACAAAAAGATGTTGATGACAGGACACTCGCATTGTTTGGTTCTTTTATGGGTCCACTAATTGAACCATTTGTTTCTGAAGCAATTGCTCTTGAAAGAACTTCTGATGTTATTCCAGCAGGTATTGGAGTTGGTGGAAGAGGCGGTGTAACAAAAACAGGAAGTAGAGTCTATTCAATGACAGATAGTACAAGTGATAAGATAACAAAAAGTTTTGTACACATATTAAAAGGTGTAGAACCTGGTGCTGTAACAACGGGTAAAAAAATAACAAAAGGTATTAATCAAGATTTAACAAGAGGAGGAGTGCCAGTAAACTTACGAGATGAGCTGTTAGCTTTGTTCTCTGGTATTAGAATTATAAACGTAGATGCGCCACGAGCTTATAACTATAAACTTACAGAGTACAACAAAAAGAAAAGATCAGTTACTGTGGCAGAAAAATTTTATAGTGCTGAAAATGCACAAGTAAGAGGTGGCAACCAATTAGTGAAAGAGTTTGAACAGATACAGGATGAAGCTCTTCTGGTGCAAAGAGAGTTTTATCAAGTTGTACAAGATGCATTAAAAATGGGTGTATCTAAACAAACTTTAAGACTTGCTAACCGAAGAAGATTATCTAATAAAGAGTTTAACCTTTTGTTAAGGGGTAAATATACTCCGGTAAAATTTTCAGTTTCTAGAATGAATAAAAGAGTAAGAGATATCGAAAAGGCTTTTCCAAACGAAAAAATAGACAGACAGTTTGCTTTTCCGGCGGCTGATTTCTACAAAGTTATGAGAGAGTATAGAAACAAATCTCTAAAACCAGAAGAGCCAACGGAAAGAAAAATAGAAGACGATAGATCTGAGGTGGAGCCAGCTTTGGCTACAGAGAGAGTAAACGTTAGTCAATTAGAAACGCCACCTTTACCTAGCACTCCTGCGCCAATAATATCTAACACACAAACAGCAAATGTGGTAAACCCAATGTCTGGCTTGACACAGACTGAAACTGCATTATTATCTCCAGAAGAACAACTTATAAGACAAAGGATTAAAAGAGTTTAATGGCAATAGAACCTAAAACAACTAGAGAACACATCGTATCCCTGTATGGACACATATCAGGTGTCAAAAAGAATATTCATCATATGCACAAAGGTATTCACGAATTGGGTGGCAAGATAGACAAAATCTATTGGGTTCTTTTAGCTGCGGTGGGGACCGTGGCCATACTTTTATTAGAAAGATTTATAACTTAAATCCAATCTTTTAGTTCTTCACCCATAACTTCGGATGCAATATTAATCTTCTTACGGAGAGACTTGACAATTTTTTCATCAACGGTATCTTGAGCAATAATATCTACGTATGTCACTGTTTTCTTTTGCCCTATTCTGTGTGCTCTGTCTTCTGATTGCATTCTTTTTTCAAGATCATATCCATTAGAATAATAAATTACTGTATTTGCTTCAGTAAGTGTGATACCATACCCGCCGGTTTGTGGAGTACCAACCAAGAATCTCACCCCATTATTAGCTTGAAATTTTTTAATATTCTTTTGCCGTTCTTCTTGTGGCGTGAGTCCATAATAACTGACCACGGACCCCGGACCATACTTGTCCGTTAGAATATTAACAATGTTCTTAACATCCTCTTGATAATGTCCCCAAATAATTACTTTGCCTTCAATCTCTTCTAATACATCTAACAACTCTGCTAGTCTGTTATTTCGTATAGGTTGAATACTACCATCGTCAGCTGTAAAATGTCCGCAAGTTATCTGTTGTAATCTCATTAACTGAGTTAACACTGTAACTGATGTCACTTGTTTGCCGTTTAATGTAGCAAAAGCTTGCTTTTTCATCTGCTCGTATAGTTTCTTTTGCTCTGGCGATAAACTAATTTCTCTTTTAATATATACCTTTTCTGGTAGATCCAGACAGTCTTTTTTTAAAACTCTGTATGAGAAAGGCTTTAATGTTTCAGAAAGTTCTTTAAGATTTTGAAACTTGTGTACAACGTCCACACTACGACCATGCACGTGTATAGTCTTCATCTCCGCATATCGATTTCGAAATGCATAATAAGAAGTAAACTGCAATAAACTAGGATTTAAGAATTCACACTGTGAGTATAAATCAAGCGGATTTTTTGTAACGGGTGAACCAGTCATTATTCTTCTGTATTTACAAATGTCACCTAAACTTAAAATATTTTTTGTTCTCTTTGCTTTTGGATTTTTTATTGTAGTAGATTCATCAATAGCTATCATTGATTTGTGCGATCTTAAAAATTTAGCTGCAAATAACTTTCCTTTATCTGTACTTAACGCCTCAACATTCATAACAAGTATGTGAAGTTCATGACCCGTTTTGAACAGTTGATCTAACTTTTCTTGCTGTTTTTTATTAATATTAGCTTGCCACAATACGGTCACATTTTCTATGTGATCTGCTAAGTGATTTGGCAACTCTTGATTGTACCAAGTGCCTACCACACCTTTTGGTGCAATAATTAATACACCATCTACTTTACCTTTATCGTAAAGCATAGCTACGTTATCAATTAGAACTTTTGTTTTGCCAGTTCCCATTTCCATAAAATATGCATACTCTTCTTTGTGCCAAGAATTTTCCAACGCAGTGAGTTGGTGTGCATACGGCTTAGTCTTAAATTTATAATTCATAACTTTCTATTGACATGTATATAGGATTTTATTATAAAGTCAATATGAAAGTAAAAGAAAGTATGGATTACAAAGATATAAAAAGAAGTATACCTACTGTTTATGTTGTGCAAGAGATTGCAGGCACAAGAGAAGGCCGTCCTAAATTTAATATTATGGGTGCAGCAGAATATGGTAAGTTAAAATTTTTATTAGATGAAAGATCACAAATGATTTTTTCACCTGGTCCACTTATTTTTAAATTAAAAACGTTATTGAAAGATTTCAAACCAACAGACCACTTGTTATTAACAGGAGATCCTGCTATAATAGGTGTTGTCTGCAGTTTGGTATCAGATATAACAAACGGCAGATTTAATCTCTTGAAGTGGGATAGACAAGAAAAAAGATACTATCCAATAGAGATTGATTTGTACGGAACAGGAGCAAAGAATGACGATTGATTTTGAGAAAGACCAAGAAGAAGTCTTGGAAAAAACAACCAATATAAATAAACTTGCAGATAAAATAAAAGAACTGCAAGCACATCAACAACAACTAGAAGTCCAAGAGGACGCAATCAAACAAAAGAAAAAAGACATAGAACATTTATCAGGTGAAGTCATACCAACAATGTTGTCCGAAATGGGTTTGTCTTTTTTAAAACTACAGGATGGATCTTCTGTAGAAGTAAAAACAAATTACAGCGCCACTATTACACAAGCAAATAAAGAAGCGGCGTTTAACTGGCTTCGTGAGAATGGCCTGGGCGATATAATCAAAAATGAGATATCCGTATCGTTCGGTCGTAACGAGGATAACAAGGCGGCTGATTATGCCGACCTTGCAAAGAGTCAAGGCCTTGACCCAAGGCAAAAGCTAAAGGTTGAGCCTATGACTCTAAAAGCGCTAGTCCGTGAGCGTATTGAGGCAGGTAAAGAAATGCCAACGGAAATTTTCAACATCTTTGTTGGAAATAAGACAACAATAAAAAGGAAACAATAAACATGAGTGAAGTACAAACAAAAAAGAAAAACGAGATAAGTGCAAATATGTTTGAAACTGATGCAGGTCAAGGCATTGCAAACATCACACAAGACGACCTTGCGCTTCCGTTCTTAAAAGTTCTTGGCCAATTATCACCAGAGGTTAATAAGCGAAATGCAAAATATGTCGAGGGGGCAGAACCTGGCATGATTATTAACACCGTTACAAACGAAGTTTATGACGGAGAAAAGGGGATAGATGTCGTTCCTGTGTATTACAAAAGACAACACATAGAATGGCAAGATAGAGGTGAGAGTCAAGGTGCTCCAGTTAAGATATACGAAGCTGGGGATGATCTACCTAAAACACAAAGAGATAAGTTTAATAAAGATAGACTTGCTAATGGCAATTATCTTGAAAATACTGCTAGTCACTTTGTGGTTGTGCTCGGCAAAAACCCAACGACAGCTTTGATTTCCATGAAAGCCACTCAATTAAAAGTGAGTAGAAAGTGGAACTCAATGATGATGGGTCTAAAAATGCAGGGTAAAAATGGTATGTTTACACCACCAACATATAGCCACATTTATAAACTAAAAACAGTTCAACAGTCTAACGACAAGGGAACTTGGTTTGGTTGGGATGTTGCTAAAGTTGGCCCAATCTCTGATCAAGGTGTTTACACTATAGCGAAAGACTTTAGTAATAGCGTTGCTAAAGGAAATGTAGAAGCTAAACACGAGTCAGAAGGGACTAAAAAACAAGGAATAACTTTATAGTTTCTCGTAGCGAGGAAGTCGGGGCGGCGATGGGAGACTGGAGCTGCCCCACTGACATTTATGGTTGAGGAATTTATAAAGATATTTGAGGGCTTAGACCGTGCGTATGGCACCTTTGAAAGAATAAAAGATCGAACCGCTGTAAAGATACAGGGCAAGAATTTAGTTATCAGAGGTAAACCAAGCACAGAACTTTGGCAAAATCATTTAGATGGTAAAGGACCAGGACTTGGTATTATGCCTTTGAAAGATGACGGCACCTGCAAGTGGGGAATGATTGACATCGATCTATACGACCACGACTACACAGACATAATTCAAAAGATACACAAATTAAAATTACCATTAATACCAATTAGATCAAAAAGTGGTGGAGCACATTTATTTTTATTTATGAAAAATTTTGCACAAGCAACCGAGGTTCAACAAGTTGTTAAAAAGTTTGCAGCAAAACTTGGTGTGGCGGACAAAATGGATAAACTCTATCCACAGCAAACAACACTACAAGGCCAGGACTGTGGATCTTGGTTAAACATGCCGTACTACAATCACGAAGAAGGCACTCGGTACGCTTGGAAAGAGAATGGAGATGCTGCGACACTAGAGGAATTTTTTGAAATGCATAAAAAATATGCACAAGACGATCTAGGTGCATACCTAGCCGAAGATGTAAAAATAGTTAAGAAACAAAAAACAAAGGACAAGACCCCATTACTTCAAGATCTATTGATACCTTGCATTAAAGGTTGTTTAGAACTTAACGGAAAAATACCAGCAGACATTGGACGTAGTGATTTTTTATTACACACAATGACGTTTGTAAAAAGAGCAGAGAAAGAATTAAAGAAAACAGAGAACTTTAAAAATCTTGATACAGCAGAAGCAATTTTAAAAAAGATAAATACACCGGAGTATATGGAAGACCCTTTGCCTGATAAAGAATTAGAAAACACAGTCTTAAAATCTGCATCTAAAAAAGATTATAAATATTTATGTAAACGACCAGCAATAAAAAAATATTGTAACGCTTTAAGTTGTAAGTTTAATCTCTATGGTATTAATGAAGAAGAAGCAAAAGAATTAAAAGATGCAAGAGAAAGTTTTGGGACGTTAACAAAGTATGAATCTCATCCACCAAAATACTATGAAAGCATCGATGTACAAACATCTGATGGGGGAACACAACGTATTACAGTCATCATGTCTGGTGAAGATTTAATCGACAAAAATAAATATGTCAATAAGTTAGCTAACATGGGATATTTTTTACCTTTACCAGTGATGAAAATGAAACCAGGTGAGTTTTTAGAACATCAGTATGTAAGACTTGCAAACATGAATTACGAACAAGCTCCTGCAGCTGCAAACAAAATCGAAAACTTTAAAAATATATTCTATGACTTTGTTGAAGACTCTTTAACTTCTTACAAAGAAATAGATGTTAAAAGAGGCAGTGTTTATATTAAGAAAAATAAAAATTTGAGTGACACGGAAGCATGGTTTCAATTTAAGAACCTTAGACAATATTTAAAAGATAAAAACGAGGAAACAGACGAACGGAATATAGCTCTTTTATTAAAACAAGCTTTTGCAAATGAGAATCCTGATGATTGTAAAGAAGTAAAGGGTTACGTTAAAGATGAAATAGCAGACAAAAGAGTATCTTGTGTTCATTTTAAAATAAAAAACCCAGATATGTCCAGAATTAAATTACCAGAAGAACGTGCAATAAATATTACAAATACAAAAAGAATAGGGTCTAATGAAAAAAATTAGAATAGCAGGGCCACCTGGAACAGGAAAAACGACAACTCTAGTACGTAAGTATTATGAACTATTGGAGACATACAGTCCAATAAATATACAGTTGATATCACACACGAATGCAGCCTCGGATCATTTACGAGAGCAGATTAAGAGTCCAGAATCAATTGAAGCGTATTGTAAAGAAAATAAAACTGACCTAGAGTTGCTTAAAATAATTCAAGAGTCCAAGAAAACTCTAGACGATCATGTTAGTACCATACACACGTTTTGTAAAAACAAAATAACAGGTAAAGCATTTTTAATTGAAGACTACGAAATATTAGTAAACTTATATCCATTATTTAATAAGTTTACTCGAGAAAGAAATTTTAAGTCTGTTGATTCTTTATTTAAATTTCATCCATTCTTTGAGTACATGAGTCGATCAAGAGATCACGGTATGTCCTTTTACGATTTTTATAAGGAGTTATCTTTTGAGGAAAAAGATCACTACAAGTATACTCTTGATGAATTACAAAGATTATATGCTAGTTACCACAGTTTTAAAACAAACCAAAAAGTTAACTTAAGAACTGCAAAGATATTAGATTTTCAAGATATGATTGAGGACTTTGCAGAATCACAAGAGGCACAAGACCAGTGTCGTAATATCAAAGTTTTAATTATTGATGAAGCACAAGACTCTAGTGTTGTGCAAAGAAAAGCTGAAGCATCTATGTCAAAAAACGTAGACTTATTCTACAAAGCAGGTGACCCAGATCAATCTATATTTGAGTTTTCTGGAGCAGACCCAGACTCATTTCACAAAGAGTTTGCTCACCCTGAAATAGAACTAACGCAGGGATATAGATGTCCGCGTACAGTGAACGAATACTGTAAAAGTATTATTAAACCTGTTTGGGATTATTACGGATACACACGAGAGTGGCTACCAAAGGAGGGAGTTGAAGGAGCGATCTATGAGTTGTCTAGTTTACATCAAGATCCATATCTAGAAGATTTAGATAATATTTTACTTAATACAAAACAAACCACTGTATTCACCTACCGTGGTGGACAACCTATTGATATTATCAAATACTTAGTTCGTCTTGGTCTACCGTTCTCTATACCTTTCAACAGTAGAGTTCGTGATTTTAAATATCCTGGTGGCGAAATAAATAACCAGAGGGCGTTTGTTAACTTGCACAGGGGGGAGATACTTCCATTTAGCAATATTAAAAAATTGCTAAAGAGTGTTCATCCAACTTACAGGGGGCCAAACCACAACAGTGAAAAGATAGAAGAGGTATCACGAGGTAGCTATGGATTAGACTGGCTTGTTAATAGTGGTTTTTTAGTACCTGGTGTAAAAAAGACAACAGATTTTCAAGATATCTGCGTAACACATTCTCCAGCAATTAGAGAATACATAAAAAAAGTAGTGAGTGAAAACAGAGATCTAGAAAAGAAAAGAATATTTGTTGAAAATATTCACACAATTAAAGGTAAAGAGTTTGACCATGTGGTCGTAGATTTAACACTAACAAAAAAGGAGGAGGACTTTGTAAGAAGACGTATGAAGTTTGTTGCGTGTTCTAGATCAAAGGAAACATTATGGCTAGTAAAAAGCAGAACAAGAATGACAATGTAGGTGTTTGGAATAAACAGCACGGAGGATCCCATTATCAAAAGTATGTCATACAGCCCAGCAAGTTTGTGGTTGAGAACAAGTTGTTATACCCGGAGGGATGTGCTATAAAATACATAATTAGGCATCAGGATAAGGGAAAAAAACAAGATTTATTGAAAGCGATACATTTTATAGAAATGATTATTGAAAGAGATTATTTGGATACAGAAGAGAAGATAGAGTCTTGGGTAGATGGTTATAAAAAATGGAGGGCAGAATAAGTGATTCCATGTCCATCAGATATAGACGTTAAAGATGGTGATGTTGTTGCTGTCGACTTAGAGACATACGATCCAAAGCTGAAGACCCACGGATCAGGGGCCATCATTGGCAACGGATTTGTTTGTGGCATAGCAATTGCGTATGGAGACAAAAGATTTTATTTTCCAATAAAACATAAAGGTCCTAAACTAGCTACTAATTTAGTCTGGAAAGTTTTAAATAAAAAAATATTTCAAAACGAAAAAATTGATAAGGTGTTTCACAATGCAATGTACGACGTGTGTTGGATTCGATCTGTGACAGGTCTTATGTTAAAAGGTACTTTGTATGACACAATGATTGCGGCATCCGTCATTGATGAAAATAGGAAAAGCTATAGTTTAGATTCTTTATCAGCGGATTATTTAAAAGACAAAAAATATAAGTATGATTTAAAAGATAGAGCACTTGCTGAACATGGCATAGCTGATCCAATGTCTAACATGGATAAACTTCCATATGATCTTGTTAAAGATTACGCAGAACAAGACGTTAGTCTTACATTACGTCTTTGGAAAAAATTTAAAGATATTATAGATAAGCCCATACAAGTTGCAGGTCCTGAAGATAATCCAATAAAATATAAAACGTTACAAAATATATTTGATTTAGAAACAAAACTGTTTCCTTGTTTAGTTGATATGCGATTTAAAGGTGTAAGAGTTGATAAAGAAAAATCTGAAGCTTTAGGGAATAAACTAAAAAGTAAACAAGCTAATATTGTTAAGGGTGTAAAAAGACGAACAGGTATAGAGGTTTCAATATGGGCTGCAGATTCCATAAAAGAATTATTAGATCACCAAAAGATTACAGATTATAAAATTACGGAAAAAACAAAGCGTCCTATGTTATCAAAACAATACTTAGAATCCCACCCTAATAAATATTTAAAATTGATTGCAAGAGCTAGACAGTATGATAAACTGTTCAACACTTTTGTGCATGGTATTTTGAAGTTTGTGCATAATGGTAGAATTCACGCAGAAATAAATCAAATTAAATCTGAAAGAGGTGGTACTGTTACGGGAAGATTCTCTATGTCTAATCCTAATTTACAACAGATACCAGCTAGAACAGAACAAGGGAATCAAATACGATCACTATTTTTACCAGATGAAAACTGTAAGTGGGCGTCATTTGACTACTCACAACAAGAACCAAGACTTGTAGTGCATTATGCTTTAAAAAGTGGTTTTACAAATGCGCAGGTTATTGCAGATAAATATCACGAGGATGACAATACTGACTTCCATGACATCGTCGCTAAAATGGCAAACATAACTAGAAAACAAGCGAAAACAATTAATTTAGGACTGTTCTATGGTATGGGTAAGGGAAAATTAGCTCGATCATTGGAATTAGAACCTGAAGAAGCTAAAGATTTATTTAATCAATATCATAGTGATGTGCCTTTTGTGAGAGGATTAGCACAAGGATTACAAAAATATGCAGAGGAAGAGAAACACATATATACCCTTGAGGATAGATTCTGTCGTTTTGACAAATGGGAACCTGTTAACAAAGAATGGGATAACTCAAAAGGCATATTTACATGTAAACAAATCGTCGAAAAAGAGGGTAAGAATGTTATTGAAACTATACCTGTGCCAATCATGGAAAGAGGAGAAGCCATGGAACATTATCTAGCAAACAGATCAAGAAACTCACAAGAAAGCGATCCTCATTGTTCGAATTTTGAAAACTACTATAGACCTGCTTTTACATACAAAGCATTGAATAGATTAATTCAGGGGTCTGCGGCGGACATGACAAAAAGGGCCATGGTAAAATTATACGAACAAGGTATAGTTCCACACATACAAATTCATGATGAACTTTGTTTTTCTATTGAGACTGAAGAAGAAGCCAAGATAATAAAAGAGACAATGGAAAATGCAATACAACTAAAAGTTCCAAACAAAGTTGACTATGAATCTGGACCAAATTGGGGTAATATTAAATGAGGAGTAATTATGGCATATCTAAACGCAAACATACCGCCGGAATACGCACAGATAAGAAGGGAATATTTATATGACCTTAAGAAACATCATGGAGAAGTTGAAGACTGCATTATTTTTGGTCTTTCGGCTATTACAGGGCGTAGTATCCTTTTTCATTGTATTATGGAAAATGGAGCTGTCTTCTATCGTTTACCGATATCTGCATTCATTCAAAGAGGCTTTAAGCCAGAAGAAGTTCCTAGACATAGACTTGACGAGTTACAGTTATGGAATTGTTTTAGTTATTATCCTGCTGTTACTTCTTGGGATATTCTAGAAGCACAATCAGGAAAATACATAGGAAAAGACAAAAAATGGCACCCCGGCAAATACTTATTTACGGTTGACTTTGCCCATCCTGAAGCTAATATCCTTGACACGGATCATTCAGAAATTCCGCACGAGCACAAATGTGCTCACATCATAGCCCTAGACGACGGGAACTATGCAGCACAACCTAACAACAGATGTATTTGGGACATACCTTCATTCACTGTTAAAGACAATGTGCCTGACTGGAAAGTGCAAACATCTGAGTGGAACGTAGAAAATACAAGTAAATGGAAGACCGAAGATACGGACAACTTCTTTTACGAAATTGAGGAGAAAAAACATGATTAATAAATGTAAAGCAGTTTGTTGCAAAGTTTGGAACAAAATAAAAGCTGGCTGGGAATGGATCGTGTCAAGATTCAACAGGTAGTTTATGGCCCTAAAAATTTCTGAGTCTGCTGCCGTACAGATGCCGATGAAGACGGTTGCCAGTTTAATCGTGCTCGTCGCAATGGGCGTCTTCGCATACACAGAATTAACAGCCAGATTAGTATCGTTGGAGACTTCACGTGAACTGATGCAAGCTGATTTACTTAAGGCTTCAGATCAGAAACCTGTGGATCAAGAACAGCTGATGTTGTTGGAGGATCTTTATAAAACTGTAGAGAAAATTGAAATAAGGATTGAGGACATGATGCACAACAAAGTAAATATTCAATTCTTACAAAAACAAACTGAAAAACTTTTAACAG